GCCATCACCGCCGCTGATCTTTCGGCACAGAATTATCAACGCGTTATCACGAGTTATTTCGCCGAGATAGATCATCTGTTCAACAAGCATGGGTCTTATAAACAGCGATGGATCACTTATTATAAGGATCTGTTCACCTTTCAGCTCCATCGTCGACGTGACCCGAACACTAGGTCACCTAAAGATCGACTGCTTGATTGGTGGTTTGCTACCAAATTGGACCCTGATGACCTGCCTTTTGATTTCAATGCTCGTAACGCCACTACATTGTATTCTGAGGCTACGTTCCCTGCTTTTGAAACAATCCGGCTACCTGTGCCAAAACTTCTTCCGGTTGTTAAGTCCGTTGTCACACTTGCGATGTCCGTCGCTAAACCAGCATTGGCGCTTCCGCCTCTTGCTGGTGAGCTTTTCAATTCATTTGGTGCGTTAACCATGAGCAATGATACCAGGATACGGCGTGGTCTGTCGGCCGTTTCGAGACGTACGCCCCGTATTTCACTCCCGCAGATTACACGGTCACGCTACATCGCTGTTCGGCGGCCTGATCGAGCTGCGGCCCTCCGGCGTGTGCGTGCTTTGAATTTATTGTCGCTACAGCAAGCTCTTGTGGATGAGAGCAGGACCCTTACGTTGCCCCTGCCCGTCGATGAACTAGGCTTTGATACTATTGCCAGACGCACTGAGAAGAAACGTGATCCTGATGCAATTGGGCTCGACACCTCCGCACCTCTTTGCTCTTGCATTATGTGCCTTCGCAATTGCGATATTGATCTTGCTGAGCTTAACATAGTTTACAAGCCGTATTACCCGCCACATGTTCATAGTGGTGATTGCTCGCGAGACATGCTTCCTCATGACGGTTTTACCCTTGACTCTCTCACGCCCGTTACCACCGAAATCAGGCTCAAGCCTGTTCGGGTTAAGCCGCCTGACGCCGTACTTGCTGCGCTTGCTCCGCCTCCTGCCCGCGAAAGATTTGAAACGCACCCTTGGTACACATCTATGGCCCGCGTTGAGGAAATGCGCACGCATGAAGATTTTGCCATTGAAGTCAGTGA